TAGTGTAGTTGTCAATAATAATATTATCGTTATTAAATTGTTTAACTTTTAAATTTTCTAATGCCATCATCGGACTTGGTAAAAAATTATCTGCTGGCAAGAAACCGTAAACAATATGATTAGCGATAGTGAAAGCAAAATCATTCCTAAAACTAGTAGGGGGTAAATTATAAAGATCGATAAAGTAAAACCAATTTTCTTTAACATATTCTACTACTTTAAAAATATTTTCAACTGTGTCAGTTTTAGAAAACATGATAGCTGTAGCCCACCGCATAGTTATAGTTGTTGGTGATAATTTTACAGTGTCTGAAGATAATCGATCACCAATAGGAATCATTCCTTCAGTTATTAAAAATTCTTTATCTGAATTCCAGTATGCGTTTAATCTATCTGTAAGAATAAAAAAATCTGAATCAATTAATAAAGTGCGGTCATACGGGGAATATTTAAAAGCTAGATGTCTATTAGTATTAATAAAATCTATATGCTGACCTAGAAGTTGTCTGGTATTAACACTAGGCGGTCTGTCTATAACTAGAAGATTATCTATATTTTTTAATTTGGATTGGCTGTTAGTTACAGATTTATGATCGGTAATTAGTGTTACTGGAACATCTAATTTTTTTACAGCATATCCTGCTGCCATATCAGATAATTTAACATAATCTATATCTTTAGAATTATGACCAAATATTACTATACCTTTATCCATTTTTTAAATCTTGGTATCCAGCATTGTATCGCCCTAGTGCCATAAAATATCTTTCTAAAATATCTTTTTGAAATTTAGATAGATCATCTATTACAATAGGTGTTTGATTGATATCCAATAGTATTACATTATGTTGTTTGTCTAGAGATAATAAGAAATTTGTATAAGTTATCAGCTGCTGATCAACTTTAAAAATTCCACTATTATATCCAAATGTAATATCAGCATCAAACCTCTCCTTAAGAGTCTGTCGTTTGATTTTAGCTGATAACAATCTATCAGATTTTTTAATTATAAGTTCAAGAGATTTTTCCATAGTTTAGCTCGACAAATTATATATGCCGAGCTAACTGGATTATAGGGTATTACTGAATGAACAAACGATTTGTGTAGAGGGATCCCATCCAAGAGGAATTGGGGCCTTAGAGTAGACAGCATTGATATTAAATGTTATATCTGCCGTTACTCCCGAAGTAAAAGCGTTGCTTACCTGATCCTGTAATAATAAATTAAATTGGATTTCAAATGGTCGACCTACTACCCTAAAGTGCTCCATACGGATGTAGTTCGATGTGTACGGGCTAGTAGTTGCATTTTTTTGATAGATTTGTGAGAATCCAGCTGTAGATGAAGTAAATGCTCCTTCTTCTGTGAAATTGTTTGTATCAGATGTTCTATTTTCAATAAAAGTTGACCCGTCGTAGCCCATGACCGATTTGGTAAATCCTGTATAGTACATAGGAAAGTTATTGGTTATCAGACTTGTCCATGATGTTTCTTTAGCTGCCTGGGCCCCTGTAGTTGTTTGGTTAGATATAATAATATTAAATTTTAAGTATCCGCCAGTGTTCCAATATTGGAAAAATTTCAACTCATCAGGCCAAGTCACTGTAAATGTAGCATCGATACCAGCGGCACCATCACCCCAGTTGGCTGTTTGACTTCTAGTAGCTATCAGTACAGAATCATATGTTTTTAAAACTAACTTTTTAGATAGTGCTGTATCTATACCTGTATAATATTGATTATACACATTTCCTTGTATTGTGGTCGATCTTGTTGGCGATGATGCACTGGAACTAATTCCAAAAATGTGTTGATAAACCGCATCAAGATCTACTTTAATTCTATCAAATTGACTCTTATGTACAATAGGTTGAGTAACTGTTCCGTTATTTGACGGGTACGCTGGCAATCCTAGGCCGGATAAAAATGAGTCTTTAAGAGCAAACGTGTTTGTAGTAGCACTTGTAACTTCAAAGTATTGCCCTTCGAGGCCTGCTGCTTCGCTAGCCCAGAGTCCTGGTAGTCCTGAAAGGAATACAATATCGCCGTTTGCGAATCCATGTGGTGTGGATGTAGTAACTACTCCCGGATTAGCTCTAGTAATTGTAGAAATAATTTTAGTAAAAGGATATGGTGCTGAAGCCAAGAATGCCGAAGTTAGTCCGTAACCCACACCTTTGGATGAGTTTAATGGTTTTCCTGTATTATCTACAGCGATAGGTCCAATGATACCTAATAATGTGTTATATAAATTGTCCCAATCGCTAAACGATATTGGTGTTACACCCGGCGTAATTGTCGGCATTTTTTTTCCTTATAATACTAAAGCTTCTACTATTTTTGTTCCTACATCATCTGAAGATTCTAGGGCAATAGCAAACACATCTGGGTACTGATGGAAACTAGCATGGATAGCACAACCATTATTAGCAGCTACTAGCCTGTCCCCTTTCTTAATAGATCCAGTGACTTTAACCGGAACTCTTCCCTTTAATGCTATATATGTGCCGTTCGCTAAATCCTCATTCATTCTGAACGCAGGGTTCTCTGACACTACACCTATAGCTCTATCTCCAAATTGTGCTTCCCGAACTTCTGCTTCTCCGCCTACTGTTACTACTGTGCCCACAGCATATTCTTTATCTGCGAGATATTTTTCAGCCAAGTCGGCGTATCTAGAACTAGTAGATGTACCGTTAAAAAACCTAGCATTTATATCTGCTCCTGCTGTTCTAAGTACTACAGTATCAGGATCTTTTTCTACAGACGGTAATCTTCCCTCGATCGCCTGACTGTTTGTCGATGTACCATTAAACAATACGGCACTGATAGTTCCTATTGAAGTTCTAATTGGTATCGACGCCGAACCAGGAAGAGCCAAATCACTGGGGTTATAAATGTTAGATCCCACTTGTAATCTAGTAGCACTGATAGCAGATGAAGCTTGACCTACGATAGGACCAGCGAATTCGCCTTCAAATCTTCCATAAAATGTTCTTGTAGCGGCATCAAAAGAGATGACATTTGCGTTGTCTCTAACGCTGCCTTTGTGTACACCAGTACTATTTCCTGTTACATTTCCCTCAACGTCGCCAAATAGATGGTTAGCATAAATTTTGTTCCATCTTTTACCACTGTAACCTAGATTATACTTTGATGTAGACCCCGGTAAAATACAAAATTCTGAGTCTGGATCAGCAACGTCATATATCTGCCTAGAAAATATCATCATATCGTCTTTATCGACGTTTGATCCACCAGCACTTATTCTAACTAAAATCTGACCATTGATTTGATTTTCAATAATTGGTTGTTGGCCAACTGAAGAATTTACATAAATTTTAAGGTCTTTTCTTGTACTGGTTCCAACAGTTAAACCTGCCTGGAATCCAATGGTGTTATTAAATCCGCCTTCGATGTCTGAACGAATATAATTAGATGGAGATACGCCCCCTAATTTAAGAGCATCACTAGCCGTACCCCAAAATACTTGGCCAGTACTTACACCTGTAGAATTTACAGAATTTAAAGTAACACCTTTCTTAACTTGTCGTCCAGTTTCTGAAAAACCTGCTATGTTATTTGAAGTCGATAAAGTAAAATCGTCATCATTGCTGAAAATAGCTGTAGTGACTCCGCCAACCACAGCACGTAGAATAACATGGCTGGTGTTATTAGAATCTTTTACAACCTGTGTAACAATCTGTGAAGTACCAAATCCCGGAGCACTCTGAGGTCCAATTAGCACAAAGCTCGATCCGTTCCAAGCTGATAATTGATTAGTATTAGTATCAAACCATAAATCACCTGCCGTTAGCCCTGGGGGAGGAGTTGACGCTATTTCAGCACCGCTGGCTACTTTAAATTTTGTTCCGTCGTAGAATTTTAATTTTTTATTAACAGAATCAAACCATATCTGTCCTAAGATTGGCTTAGATGGCGGTATCGTGTTAGCAAAATTTTCTAATAAATGAAGAAAATTTTCGTTTTGTACTTCGCCGTAGCCCGTATAGTTCCTGCCTACAAATTTTAAATCCGTAGTATTATCGATAGTGCCATCGGCAACATTCGTTAAAAAAGTTCCGTTATATCTGTCTACGCGGTATGTCATAGTTGTTCGTCCAATTCACTGTATTTATCGCAGACTGTTTATTCAAAATTCTGCTTTTTTGCTATAATTTCTTTTTCTTCGGCTTCAGAAACAAATGTAAAAGCAGCGGCATTTGCCGAATATGAAGCAATTTGCTCTCTATGATTCTGTTTAGCAGCTTCTAAAAACTCTTTAAGAGCTGTAAATTCAGACGTTTTTGCGATCTCGCTTCTATCTAACATATCAATTATTATATTGAGTTGTTTATGTATAGGGTATTCATTAAGTATAGATACGTTAGTATTATACTTCACATATGATTCTGTGATTACAGGTTTATCTGCTCTAGATCTAACTTCACCTGTGGTATAATCTCCATACCAATAGTCACCAGCATCCTCGTCTAATTCAACCATCTTAACAACAAAGCTGTCTAGATTTAAAGTTGATCTGTCAGTTTCTGGAGTAATTTCTCCAATAAGGACTCCGCTGTTTTTTATAAAAAGTAATTCTCTTGCTATTTTTGTCATTATCCTATCCTTCCCCAAGCTAATACTAAACTGTATTTGGATTTTTCAGTAGATCCAATTTCTGTAACTTCATGTTCTAGATGTAAAGGCATGTCGATGAGAGAACCTGGTTCCTCATCCACCAAATGGTCTTGTCCTTGATCATCATAATATTTGAAATGTGGCCTATCGCTTCTTAAAAAAATCAATTTAAATTTCCAATATCCCCCAATACTATCTCTGTGACGCAATAGATAATCGCCCGGATCATATCTATTAATAGTCATGCTGGTTATAAATCTAGCATCATCGGGTATTGTTTTTGTGATAGCAGATTTTAATTCAGAATCCATATTAAAGTGGAATAGGCTTTTTAATTTACTGCTACCGTATGATGTTTTAAAATTATGTGTGTCGGTTGAAGTGCGGCTAGAGAACTTATCGCTATGCTTTTCAGCTAGTTCGATGATTTCATCTACATTAGTAACATAGTTTTTTACTAATTTAACCTGAGACATATTCCCAACTCGACTGTATTGTATTAACTCGATATATCAATAAATTATTTCTAGAAGGATTAGAAACAGTAGTAGTTACACTAACATTGCTTACGAACGAAACGCTGATCCAACTACCTCTAGAAACAGACGTTGATGTTGATACATTCTGTATAGTACTTGCGATGTGTGCCATTGTGCCCACACGGAAGTTTAATGGTGGTGCTAATTGGTTTAACAGACCTGCTACTGACCCTGGTCCCGAACCTGTAGTCGATAATCCATTAGTATCCAAACTAAAATATAATGTTCTATTTGCTATTTGATCATCAACATATTTCTTGGTGGCAGCATGTTTATCATTAATAGGGTCATCTACTAAGGTTAGATACCCGGTCATAATGCCGCCGGATTTAGCTACTCTAGTTTCGTCAATGACATTGATATTTTCTGATCCGTCAAAAGCAACACCGTTAATATACTTAGGCGATTGTAATTTAGCGGCTGTGTCTGCGTTACCGACTAACGATCCTGTGAATATTTTTGTTCCTGCATTATAGGCAATAGTATCATCACTGGCGTAGATGTCTCCTTTGAGATCACCAATAACTTTGTCAACTAATGTTAGTATATCTGTAGTTACATTAGTAAATGTACCCGAAGCACCTGTAAACGCCCTAGCAGAAGAATCAAAACATAACGAATTATCTGCTGCTCTGATGTCGCCTTTGTTAATACCTACATGTGTACCGTAAAATTCTTTAAGACTAGCATCAAACATTACTTGATCGTCTTCTGCTAGTAGATCCCCTTGTAATGTACCTATGACATTACCAAATACATCTTTGGAATGTATAGCACTCCATTTTTTAGCAGACGAACCCAAGTTATATACTTCAGTAGTATTAGGTTCTATGCCTGCTTCAGAGAAAATAGCTACATCATTGTTAATAGCACCGTTCTTTACACGTATTTTTAATGGACCATTTAACTGGCTAGATATAACAATCTTGTTAAAATCTTCAACAAATATTTTTAAATCGTTGTCATCGCCTAAAGTTACCCCTGTATCTCCAAAAGTAGATCCGTTCATGCCACGCATAACAAAATCAGCAGTAGTAAATCCTGAGAACTTTTCCGAATTACTAGCTGTTCCCCAGTATCTATATTGCGAAGATGTTACACCGCTAGCAGCAGTATCAACTAGAGTGAATCCTTTCTTGATAGTTGTAAATCCATCAATAGTATCAATAATTCCAATGTCAAATTGATCGTTACTTACAACTGCGATAACTTTATCATTATTAAAAACTTTAATTATAGGATATTCAACGTTTCCGTTATCACGTATTGTTCCTGATGATAATTTAGTTTCTCCGAATCCTACTGCTATTTCTGGTCCGATAATTCTATAATCAGTACCATCCCAGATGTTTAATTGATCTAGAGCATCGTTATACCAAAGATTTCCTTTGTCTTTAATTGACGAGCCTGTTGGAGCTGTGCTAGATACGTCAGTTACAGAAACAGTTTTCCATTTTTGAGTATCGTCATAAAATTTTAATTTATTAGTTAATTCGTCGTACCATATCTGACCAATAATAGGTCTTCTAGGAGCAGAAAACCCTCTAAAATTTTCTAGCAGATGTAAAACATTTTCGTTCTGGACCTCACCATATCCAGCATAATTTTTTCCAATAAGTTTTAGATCGGAACTAGAACTGTCAACCGTTTGATCAGGAACTTCTATAAAAAACGATCCGTTATATCTATCTATCTGGTATGGCATTACTTGCTCCTATTATTCTGTTATACTATCTGCGGCAGTTTGTCTTTGCTGCTCTAATTCTAAAAATTGTTGTTCTGTTAAGGATGTTGGCAATCCCAATGACTGCTCCCTCAGGTGTCTTAACACTTTCCAATCGGTACTATTTAAGAATTCTCTGTGTACACTATTTTGATTAAATGTTGATTTAGCAATTACTTGTTCATTAGTTAATGCGTCAACAGTTTTAGTTGTTACATTGAAAAAATGTGTGTCATTAACTATTTGATCATATTGTTCGCTGGTGATATTAACTACCTGTACACCATTAGGTGTATTCGGTTGATAATTTAATATTGCGGTAATTTGATTATTTTCTAAGCAGACGTAATACATATTAACTCCAAATAGCTAGCCAATTGGCAGCAGGTGTTGATCTTTGCTCTGTGTTTTGTACCCATACACGGATACGGTCTCCAAGATTAGACCAAGTACATCGTAAACTGTCATTGCCGTCTACTCCACCGGCGTAATGTATAACTGCGATCGAAGGAATAAATGCTTTTAAATTTGTCATAGTTTTACCAGCGGGAGGATATACATCAAAAAAGTTAGCACCGTTGTTAAAAGATCCAACTTGATTAGTATATCCGGTGGTACTGTATTGAGTATTACCATAAGTTATGGTATAATTTGTTGGGAATAGAGCAATAACTTCATTCTTGATAATTTGATCTCTATCGTCAACGTACTGTTTTGTTGCTGCTCCTAATCCTGTGTTCGGATCAGCAGCAAGTATTAAAGGACCTAATAATGTTCCTCCGGTACTGGGAAATTTTGTGTTGTCAAATACAGTTATGCTAGATTGTCCCGTGAACGGAACATTATTAATCATTATTTCGTTTTGTAATCTTGTAGCAGAAGTAGCATTACCTGTAAAAGTACCTGTAAAGATTTTTGTATTTCCGTCATAGGCTACAGAATTATCTGCAGCAATTAAACTACCTTTAGCGTTACCTAACAAACTACCTGTTAAAGATCCTGTCACGGTACCAGTAACATCTCCAGTGACATTTCCTAAAACATTACCAGTTAAATTACCTATAACATTTCCTGTGACCCCACCAACAACAGGGCCAGTGTGTGTGCCTACACTGTTACCTGTAAGATTAGCTACTACAGTATTAGCAGCAAAATTTCCCGAACTATCTCTAACAACCACAGTATCCTGGACATTGTTAGATGAAGCATCAAGTGTCCATGTAATAGGAGCAGATCCATCAAAATCAGAACCTGTGATGTAATTTCCAGCTATCAATTTATTAGTAGTAGATGCTTTTACAGTAACATCAGCGGATCCATTAAATGATACTCCGTTGATATTTCTAGCTGTGGATAAAACATTGGCTGAACCAGCATTTCCCGAAACGTTGCCGTTGAGGACAGATGTACTAGAAAAATTTATACCTTTTACAAATGATGTAAATCCTGTAATAGGAGTTAACGGATTGAAAGATCTATCTGCTGTGATAGCTACTACTGAGTCATTAATTAAAGTTTTAATTACTGGAACATTGTTTCCTAATGAATCAACTATCTTATCTGAAACGTGTCTTGTATTTCCAAATCCTGCTACAGTTTCGGGTCCTATAAACTTAAAATCTGTGCCGTCATATACATAAAATTTTCCATCATCACTATCGTACCAACCATCACCCTCTGAAGGATCAATTGGTTCAGTGGCTGATAGTTTAGTTCCGCCTACAAAATTCCATGTTGATCCCGAATAAACTTTAATTTTTTTAGTAACAGTATCATACCATATTTGTCCGGTTAACGGTTTTCCGGGTGCTATACCGCTGGCAAAATTTTCTAGTAACCATACAAAATTTTCATTTTGTGTTTCGCCGTAGCCGGCAAAGTTTTTACCTACTAGGTTAATGTTGGTTGTAGAATCTAGTGTACCATCTTCTAGTATAACTAGTCGCTCTCCGTTGAATTTATTAATTTGATATGGCATGTCGCTCTTCCATTATGGTAATCTTGTACTGTATGTTGAATACGGGATGTCGTATGGCGATGGATCTTCAACCAACGCAGTATCAACGGTCCATGTTAATGTTGATGAAATATTTTCTAATTTTAATATTATCAACCCTCTTCTTACAAATAACAACGGCGGTGCTTTAGCAGGTATTACTACAGGATTTTGTATATCCAGCACAACACCGTGTGGTGTTTCTACTCCGCCGGGTGTTTCTGAACCATCAACTTCATACAATGTAGAGTAATTAATAGTAAATGTCTGCTGAGCAATATCTTCTTGATAGTACCTAGTAGTTGCTATGCGACACAATGTATTTTCTTCATACTCGTCTGGAGGACAAATATCAGTAACTATGGCAATAATTTCTGCGTTAGTTAATGGTTGTTCTGCCTGTGTACCTTGTCCACTGTTGGTATTTTTTGTAATGTCTAAAGTTAAAGGAATGCTACGAGTTCTAACTAGATTAGTAACATATTTTTTAGATGTTGCTTGTTCTAATTGATCAGGGTCGTTAACAGAAAGGTATGTATATCCTTCTTGAGTTTGATCCGGTGAATTTTCACTGTCAGTAGCAATTCCTAACAATCTAGGATTGCCTGTAAATTCTACATCACCTAAAGGTTCAAAAACTAAATTAGTAGGATTAGCAGGATCTCCGTTTACATACGGAGTTGTGCGTCCATTATTAGAAATCCTATTATCGTCGATTGTGATATTGTCTGCTGTAAGTGATGTTTGTGATCCGAAACTAACTAATCCCGGAGCTGTTGTCACTGCTGATGTTAGTTCTATAGTAACACCGTTATTTCGTAAAACTTCGACACCGCCTATCTTATAAGAGCGTGTAGAAGGAATATCAATGTTTTCACTAAAGTCCCAATCTTGTTCATCAGCTACTGCCGACTCGATTTGATTCCAAACAATGTAATGATCAGTATCCCCTTTTAATACAATTCCGCCGCCATAGGCTTGAGCATCAGTAATGTTTGTATTGTCGGATTTTTTACCAAGTTCTATATTTTTATCTTCTACCCTTAGTGTTGAAACATCAACACTGACCATATTTCCTAATACTTTTAGGTCTCCTGTAATTTCAACACTGCCTCCAATTGTAGTTAAGCTCAAAGGATTTGATGGAGCAATCTCGATCAAATCTGAACCGCTAGCATCGGGAGCGATTGAAAAATAACTTAATAAGTTTCCAGCCCGTGTAGCTCTTAAAGTTATTCTTCCCTCATCTGATGTGTTCCTTATAGTCACATCTCTAAAATTTTCAACAGCTAATTGCCCTTGAGGACCTGTTCCAAAAAACAATCCTTCATTATTTTGAACTGTTAACGCCGCTGTAAGAACGTTAGCTAAATCTTTTCTTACATAATTTGACGAATCTACTTCTCCTAATCTATCAGAATTATAAGTAGTACCTTGCCATTTAAAAGATGAATCTGCTGGGTTAAATCCAATCTTAATTAAAGTATTAGGTATAGTTTCACCGTTTTGATTGGCTGTATTATAATCTGATATAGGATTTCTTAATGTAAATTCCTGGGCACTAAAATACCCCATCAATCTTCCAGCATTATAAACACCAGATATAATTTTATTTCTTCTATCCGAATCTTCAACTGTTTCTATTCTAAATCCGCTGATATTTTGAGACGAACTATATATAGGAGCTACTAGTGTATCTTGGTTGCCATCAAAGAAAAATAACTGTGCCAATGATGTATTAAACCAAAAGTCACCGGTGCTGATATCTAAAGGTCGTGCGATAGATAACGCAGCAGTTCCTACAGATTTCCATTCGTTGCCCGAATAAACTTTAATTCTGTTTTCTGTTGTGTCAAACCATAATTGTCCCAACAAAGGTTGAGACGGCTGTGATTGTCCAGCAAAATTTTCTAGTAGGTGTACAAAATTTTCATTAAGGTAATCACCGAACCCGCTGAAATTTTTTCCTATTAACGTTAAATCAGTAGATCCTTGATCTATCTGACCGTCAGCTACTGTAGCTACTATCGATCCGTCTGTTTTGTTTACTGTATAGGCCATTAAATCGCTCCGTTAATCATTAGAAGGTCTACCGCTTCGAATAATATAATTTAAAGTAAGGAACGGATTCATTACTGTAAAAGGTTTACCCGTTTGCGAATCAGCAAAGCCTGGTCTTCTTTTATTCTCATCTGTGACTTTGACTAATCCAGATGACGCCATTGCCTGTGCTCCGTTCGCCACTGTTCCGCCTTCTATCCTTACATTGGCAACAGATCCGCCCGGTTGATAATCTAAATTAGCTGTAGGCGATTCTGTAATGGCATAATATTGAGTAGCTCTAATATTAGCACTAGATCTACCATACATGTCGTGTTCGTGGTCAGGAACGTTTGGTGTTTGTAACGTGTATTGGTCAGCACCGCCTGCTCTACCTAAACTATTTGCCGAGGCTGTATCTGCTACTCTGTTACCTCCCACTTCAGATAACGGAGTTTCAGCTGCAGGACTATTATTTCCGCCAGGATAAGGAATAGTTGTATCTGCGTTCATATCCTGTTTACCTAAAACAAATCTGCCTCGCAGATCTGGGACACGGAAAGTAGCACCCTTGTCTGATCCTTTTAAGTCAAGATTGACTGTTCTTCCTAAATTTTTATAGTTTACATTTGCTCCGATTACATCATACAGATCTCTAAATCTATAAGCTTCATATTCCGATCCATCACAAAGTAGATAACCAGTCGGTGCTGTAGTTCCGGCATATGGTAACACTGCTCCAAGAGGAACACCAGCATCGTCAATAAAGGTTTCTCTAGTCATCTTACGAAGACCAAGAGTGCTTCTATATACTAACAATTCATCCGTATCTCGTACATTACCTAGAGCAGACTTTGTAGAAATAATATCAGATGTCAATGTAGTAACAAATGTTTTTGTAAGATTTCCTGTACCATTGAATACTACCACGTTACTAGAAATGTCACCTTCTAACTTAAAATTAGTTGCTGATTGTAACGATGTTGCTGTTTGAGCGTTACCAGCAAGGTTACCGCTTAAGTTGCCTTTAATAATCGAAGCATCAATTGTATTGGCATAAACTGTACTATATCTATTAGAAGCATCTCCAATTGTTTCGGAGCCCGTTAACGGTTTAATAGATTTAGAAAAAATGTTTCCGCTTAATACCGAAAGGTCGCCACCAACGTTTAAGTTCTTAGCGATAGCAGCACCGCCAGCTGTTTGTATAGCACCATTGCTAAGATTTGACGACTGCTGTTCTGATGTATTAATAATTTCGCCCGCTATCTTAACATTACCGCCGACATCTAACGGCTGTTGAGGATTGGTGTTGTTAATACCTACTCTGTCTTCAACTATTTTTACAACAGTTGTTGGTAACCCAGCAGCACCGGTTCTTGTTGTTTGTAAATCAATAGCAGCACCAGGAGTAGAATTATACAGTGTGCCGTTAGACGATCTTACCGATAAGTTGATATTACCGTTAGTACCTACAAATAATCCAGCATCGTCTCTTACAGCCAGTGTTGCTTGTATTGTTCCTGATTCGTCACTTCTAATAAATCTAGAGGATGGTATTTCCTCGTCTGCTACTAATAAATTCTGTGCTGATCTAGCTATACCTATTAATCTAGGTAATACCACTTCTTCAGAAATATCTGTTCTAGCAGTAACATTTATACCTGCTCCAACTTCCGGAAAACCCTGAATAACAACTTTAGGAATAAAATCGTCTTTACTGACAATACTCACCGGTATGTCTTTAGTGTAAAATACGATAACTGTTCTTTCAATGTTATCAATGTCGAGAATAGTTTCAACTAATGGTCCTGATTTTGTACCTTCACTAAATTGCGGTCCAATTAAAACCCAATTAGTTCCAGACCATAGGTATAATTGTTGAGTACTAGAGTTTACCCATAAGTCTCCAAGACTAGCACCTGTTGGCTCATTAACCCCTGTGCTAATGTTGCTGGTTGTCTTATATTCTATTCCATCATATACGTAAAGTTTATTTTCATCTGAATTAAACCATAGCTGGCCTATAACGGATTTAGATGTTTCTGGTGCTGAACCGCTGGCAAAATTTTCAAGCAAATGAATAAAATTTTCAGCAATAATTTTTCCGTATCCTGTTTGATTCCTACCAGGAATAGAAATACTCGTTGACGTATTAGGAAAATTATCCGGGACGTCTAATGGTTCTGGATGTAATGTGCTGTCGGTAAAAAATACTTTATATGCCATTATTGTACCTCAGTGAAGCCAGTTAGGCTCTGTATTCTAATGGTATAATCGATCTGTATTAATCGGTTTAAAGATTTTTGTACAGGATGGAATATAACATGTGTTAGTAATTTGCCTGTTCCGGCAGCTTTTAAACCTAACTCATCAAAAACAAAATCGCCTGCCATGTCTACAGAATTGTCAAATGCTTCTTGATTTTCTGGCTCACCATAATCTAATAGACAAGATACAACAATGTCTGTGTAGGTAGCACCAGTTACATGGCGAATTTCCATTTTATTTCTAACAGGATCGTTGTTTGTAGCGGAGTTTTGATCTACTACTTTACTGTATGTTTGAGAATAAAGACTTGAATTAGTACCATTAGTGTTTGGAGTTAGATAGGTAATTAGTCCGGTAGGGTCTACTACAGTTCCTCCGTTGCCAAATACCATTTCTGATATCCACCCCTGTAACTGGTTGGATAATGATTGTGCCATAGCAACACTCATATTTTCATAGTGAATAGCGTTTCGTTTATCAATGAAAATCTCTCCGTTTTCCGGATCAAAAATCTTTATATGCCCTTCTACGTGAAAACCGCCGGTTTCGTCTGGTTTTTTATCGTAAGGCTGCTGTTGTGTTGGTTGTTCTAGCATAGTGTTTGACTCGTCTTTATTCATATCATGTATTTATTATGGTAATTTTGTACTGCTATTTTGTAAGAACTTAGCGATAGCGGTGTTACTATAGCTGAGTCCTTGGCCGGTCGTAGCAGTCGATGCTCCCCTATCATACCACAATCTACCCTGTCTACGGATAACTGTGATGCGTGTTCCTGCCGGAACTGGGTATGTCAATCTTATATTTTCATTAATTCCGTCTACGGAAAATTCTGCTTCTATATCAATATCTCCCGCAGGGCTATAAGCACCTACTGTAGAATCATAAATTTTAGTAGCATCTTTGCGAAGTCTTCTTCCTCCTACAAAAACTTCAATCTCATCACATCTTCCAAAGTTCGTAGGAATAGTATTTCTGTACCAGTTACTGATATTGGCTTTTCCTGGTAGGAAATTTAAAGGCCCTACTAATAAGGATGTACCGTCTGAAATAAAATCTTCTTTTTCTTGTGATTCTTGATACGGAATAAACTCTAAGAAACCAGTATCAACTACAAGAGTATTTTTTGGGTAAACTGCTCTGATAGCTGTTCCAAAGAGTCCTCTTCTAATATTTTTTAGTACATTTCCTATTTTTTCGTAGTACTGAATCTTTTCTCCCTGTATAGTTATTATACCTGGCTGATCTTTTGATGGAGTTGCTAAAGGACTAGCATCTACAAGAGTAATTTCATTATCAAAATAGTTAAAGTCTTTGTCAAGTTTTAGATCAAGTACTCTGTATCTGTTGTAATGATTTCTATTCAACACATCTTTGAATATTTCAAAAGACAACGGCTGCTTATATAATCGATCTCCAAAACTAATAGTTTCAATTATATCAGATTCTGTTGTTTGTTGTCTTAGATATATAGCCCTTGGTAATTCTACATAGAAATCAATGTCGGGCGTTAGTCGAATACCATTCTTATATACCCATACATATGAAATTCCTATTAGGGGTCTTTGTAAAGAAAAGCTAACTTTTCCTCCAACGAATTCGTCTTTGACGATATCTAATTCTGTATATCTTTCAAACCAAGTTATAGATAAGGTATCGCCGGTCGAATATTCTGTAAACTGCTCTAAAACAATATTAGTATCTGCTATAGAATACTGTCTACCAGACGAATCTTCTATACGTATAACAGCTCCCAACGTTACTGGTTTAATAAAAGTAACTGTGTTGTTTTCAGATGTAAATGTAAAATCAATACCGAATGTTTTTAGTTGATTATCAACAAATACTTTTAAGTCAGTAAAAATAACTGTTCCTGGATCTCTTGGGGTATCAACGCCTATTTGTATATTATTGTTTCCGTCATAGATCTTATAGGTTGTTTCAACAGTTCGTAATAATTCACCATTAATTTCTACCAACATGTCGCCAGCCGGGTCAATATCTAATCCGCTAAAAGTGGGTATAGCATATTCTTTGATTGCTTCGTCAAGAGGTATTTCAACTTGATTAATTTTGACTAACGGTCGTTGGTCTGTGTTTAAGGCTATCAATACTATTCTAGAACCTTCAGTAGGTGCTACTCCAAATTCTACAAGAGTTTTATCTTGAGTATCGGTAAGTTGTGCACTGTTGATGAACCCGACATCAACTGGCTGATTATCCACGCTAGCAAATACTGTAACTGTTTCGTTAAATGATGCTCCTGTGATAAAATATCTATCGTTACCTGTGCCGGTAAATTCTCTGTAATCTAGTATTCCTTTGCCGCCGGTTCCCATAGTGAAAATTTCAATCACTGATCCAGCGGTTGGTGTTGTTCCAATAAATCTAATAGAATTATTTTCTGACAATATAACAAACTCTGTATCGATATCCTTTTTAAACTTATCTACAAATACAAGTATATTTGTTTTTTCAATTATTTTTTGTCCTATGTCGAAAATAATAGTATTTCCGTCAGCTATATAAATTTTAGACTTAACAGCTGAAGATCCGCTTCTTGAAGAATGAAACACCTTGATGCTTAATGCTTCTAAGACCTGGCCTGGAACATTTTCTTCAGGAGCAGGAACTTGCTCGGGACTGATAAACCTGTCTCCATCAAGTACTATCTCAGCAGCAGTAGTTCCTGTGGCAGTTGAATATGCTGACATTCCCGATAAAGAGCCGCCCGATATATAAGCGTCTATGCTGTTACGTCCGCCAATAACTAAACTGCCATCGCTGGTGGATGGACGGAAGATCAATAAATCGCCAGATTCTAAATTTGCTGCTTGAGGAATTATTATTGATGCTGTGGATCCGTCGCCAACAAATGTATTCATTATTGCTGTGTCGGGAGGAACTTCGCCAGTATAAGAACTATCACCTAACTGATATTCATTATAAGTTTCAAAATCTAATCTTACTGTTTTTCCTGTAGATGCTCTCTTAACGTAAATGTTGATGTCTATGCCCTGCTTAGGAACCTCAGGCAATAACACCGAAGTAGTGCTTCCGTCAACTAGGAAGTAGAAATCAGTTTCGTTAACTTCAGAACTATCCCATCCTTCAGTAAACCAAGGCAGAGCATCCCAGCCCGCACCAATATCAAAAGTAGCTCCCTGAACAATAGTGCCGCCATAATCGATACCTGTGATTAACTGAGAATAATCAGAAACTACTTCACTGCCTTCAGTATCATCAATTCTAGTTTTTTCTACACCTAACTGTCCGTCTTTAGGTTTATAGTATTTGTCTATTCTGTTTAGACTATCAAGTATTTCATTGTTTTTCTGATATTCAATAACAACCGCACTTCCCTCGTCAGGAGCAGAATTAAGAATTAATCTTCCAATGAGTTCTGTTTTAGAATTAATTAATTCTTCAGT